TTACTGCAAATAAAATTCCAGCAACAAATGTAAAATGTACAAATGGCCAACTAATTGTTTTTAGCAGGCTTTTCTTTTTTGATTCCATAACTCCTCCTATTTATATTATAGCACCCTACCTGCAGATTGTAAAGTTATATGTATTTTCCCATGCCGTGATGTCTTTTTCATCATTCAATAAAGGCTGTCCCTTTATGTTTAAACTTGTATTTAGTAGTATTGGAACCCCAGTCATAGTATACCAATTAGATAGAACCTCGTATAGACCTGGATGCTGTTGTCTATTGACCGTCTGCACCCTTGAGGTTCCGTCTTTATGAACAACAGATGGTATTTTGTCTGGCCTTAAGCATTTTACAGCATACTGCATGTATGGCGATGAAAATCTCATGTCAAACCATTTATCAGCGTGTTCTTCCATAACTACTGGAGCAAAAGGTCTAAATAGTTCTCTTTTTTTAATAAGATTAACTTTATCTTTTATGAGTGGGTCTCTAGGATCAGCAAAAATTGATCTATTGCCTAAAGCCCTAGGACCATACTCTGCTCTTCCTGTTGCTACTGCTGCCACCTTATCTCTAATTAAACTAGTAATAATTTGATTTACTGGATACTCCCCGCCTAAATCATGACCAAGGTATGGGCTTTTCCAATTTAAATGCTTTCCATAAAACGCTGCTGCTGCACCAAGAGATGATCCTGCGTCTCCAGGATTGGGCATAATCCATACATCATCAAACATTCTCCAAAGCATCGTATTCGCTGCACAATTTAAAGCACATCCCCCCATAAAAACAAGATTGCGCTTGCCTGTAAGTTTTTGTGCCATCGACATAAAGTTTACTAATCTATTTTCATATACCCGTTGTACTGCTGCTGCAATATCAAACTTATCTTGTTCTGTAATGGGCATATCCCAATCAAAAATGCCTTTATGAAAGTTATATTTTTGTTTTTGTAAGTCTGGGAAATATTCATTTACCTTAAGAAAATATTTTGACCAATCTCCATATGCCGCCATGCCCATAAATATATATTCTTCTTCATTAGGTTTTAGTCCAACTAACTGCGTAAATGCCGAATAAAATAATCCAAAACTAAATGGATAATTTTTTTTATAAACAGATTTTATATCTGATCCTTGACCCACCCAAATACTTGAAGTGTTATATTCTCCGATTGCATCTAATACAACTATGACCGCATCATTAAACTTACTTGTATAGTACCCAGCGCAAGCATGTGAATAATGATGATTAAAATATTTAATTGGTAAATCCATTGGGATATTCGGCTTCCAATCAGCAGCCCCACCCTTTAAAAATATTCTTGATCTTTTCAACTGAGGATGCTCGTAGTATGCAATATGTGTTGGCGTCCCATAATTTAAGAGATCTAGGTAAATATCTTTATTGTTATACCAGTCATTTTTTTGCTTGCTGTACCTTTCTGCATGTCCAGAAAATAAAATTTCTCCGTCTTTAATTAAAGATACAGAAGCGTCATGAGAAGTTTCATTTATTCCAAGTATTATCATTTTAATAAATATACCTTCTATTATTGTCTGCCTTTTTTATTTTACGAATTAAAAAATAAAGTTTAATTTTTTTAATTATTTTTTTCATGCTTCTCCTGTCGAATAGACCATTTCTCTCATATTATGATACCAATGAGGCAAGGAATACCTAGAACCGCTTGTTATTGGATATACTTCGTGAACATATAAAAAGTTAGAAGGAAAAAAAATAATACTTCCTGCAGGAGGCTTAATTTTTATTTTAGAATTTTGAAACTCTATCTCTCCACCCTCATAGTCATCGTTTAGATAACTTACAGTGGAAAGAATCCTACTGCTAATGCCGTGATCAATATGTGCAGGCAAAAATCCGCCAACTTCGTATCTTAATAAATGAATGCTGAATTCTCTATTTTTTATATTTTTTCCACAAAAGGGATAAAGTGTGTTTGCATAATGATTGGTAGCAAAATCTAAAGATTCATATAGTTTTTTGGATATACTTAGTTGCTCATTAAAATAATAATCGCTAGGCTTTATGGCATGCCGTGGGGGTAAAAACTTTTGCCAACAAAAAGTTTCCATAGTTTTAGCGCTTTCATTTTGCCATGGCTTCCATGGCTTTATATTAGTAAAAGATGTTCCATGTTCTTTATTCTCGTATCTTTTATCTAAAGAGTTAAGGTCTTCTATAATTTGTCCAGGTTCTTTAATTACATTTTTATATAATACTAAACCAAGATCTAAAATTTCATATTCTAGCAAGAGGATATACACCAGCCTTCCATAAGCCTGGATTAGGATGATAATCTGGATCTGCATGTTGTGGCAGACTAGTATGCATAAAAAGCGCTGTAAATCTTTCACCACGGGTAACTGTAGTTATTCCATGAATATATTCTGTTCCCGCTCCTGGAAAAAATACTGCAGAATACTGTTTTGGTTTATACTGAAAATCTTGGTTTGGAAAATAAATTACTCCACCATCATAACTTTTTTCATCACTTAAATAAATAATTGTACTAAACTCAATAAAAGATTCGGGGTCTTGTGCATCAATATGTAGTCCGCCCTTAGTTCCAGGCACCCAGTGAGATCCAAAACCTTTAAACACATATATTGGATTTACAAATCCATTTAACGCTTTGTGCATTTCGTTAGATTTTTTCCCATATCTTATCATTATATCTTGTACCGTTTTGTTGTATGGTAATGAAGTTCCGCCATATCTATCAGAGTAATACTTTGGGTATGGATTTTTTTCTGAATTAGGGTCTAGTTGTTGCTGAATTAGAGTCGCTGCATCATCTGGTGTAATAAAATTTTCTATAACTGTTATTCTATGCATAATTATCTCCTATTATACTGTACTAGGTTATTTGTACCTTATTATATCCCGCTATAAATCTTGGGGCATTCATATTTTCAAGACTAATATTATAATCACTATAATAAACATCATCAACCTGATAAGGAATTTCTAGTATATCTCCAATGGATATACCGTGAAAAGATTCAAACTTATCATTATTTTCTTTTTTTATTATTGATAACATTTTGTTGTATCCATGATTTATTGAAAATGATTTGTATGTATTGGAATTTTCTTGTATTTCCTTATGGTATAAATTAGTCGGCAATGAATATATGCTATATCCCTTATTTACAAATAGCAAAGACGCAAAAAGATCTTGTCCAATTTCTTTTAATTTTTTTAATTTAATTAAAGTCATTGCATCAATTTGAGAGCAAAATATTAAATCTGTATCAACATAATTTGTTTCTTTTATTGAATCAGAGTATTGCCTGTCTACAACAACATGATGCTTATTTATAGATAATTTTGGCATACCGAATCCAGAAATTATTTGTTTATCATCAATGTTGGAAGTTAAATAAATATCCCATTCATTCATTAAAGAAATATTTGGATTTATTTCTAAATAATATTTACAATTACTATAATGCAATAAGGCCATGTTTCTGTAATAGGTTATAGATTTCATATCATCCCATTTAATATGATTATATACAATATCAGCATCTACTTTATTAAACAAAAAATCTCTATTGACATTATTTTGATCATAAACATAATAGGTTATGCCATTTTGGTTGCTTTGTTTACTTATTATATCTTGTAAATTTTCTAATAAGTTTTTATTTTTATAACCATAAACAAAAACTTTTATAGATGTCATGTTATACCAATGGAATCCAGTGTTGTGGCAATGCCGAAGTCATCCTTAAAGAAGCAAGTGGAGCAATGTCATATGCCAAAGTAATTCTTGGCCCATCCCAATCCCAGTCTCCCATCGCATGAGGGTGTCCCATTTCAGAAAGAATAAGCCTGTTGTCTTTATTATGATTTTCAATAATTAATTCATCTTTATTTTCTAACTTATAAAAAGTTGATGAAGGCTCTGCCTTAATACAATAATACCCATGCCAAAATGGCGCCCAAGGACCGCCATGGTCATGCCAATTTAACTTTCCAAGTTTACGATCATTAATATTAAACCATCCCTGAATATAATATTTTTGCTGTTTAAAGTTAACCCCATAGTAATCGCAAGCCTCAAGGGTGAGATCTTTTACTGCAGAATAAACATTATAAATTTCTTCTGTGTAAAATTGAAAAACATTATACTCTGACCACTTAACGGTAGAAACGCTACCAGATTCGATCCAAAATTTATCGTTTTCTGATCCCACTGGAGATACTCCACGCAAATTTGTATTTTGGATATCTCTATATACCTGAATTAGATCATTTGTCATTTGGTTTAAATCATTATTTAAATACTTTTCAAAAAATTTATGTGGTTTGTTATAAGTTTTTGGTATATTATAAATATTAAAGCCTTGCATATTTTCTCCTTTTATGATTACTATCTATTATACACTATTAATAGTTTTTTCTTTGCCATGTAGATTTTTTATAATGTGCTGTAATGTGTGAGCGTCTTTTTTCTTCTTTTATTTTATTTTCCCAATGCTTCTCTTCGGAATAATCTAGTTCAAGAGACCAGTCTTCTCTTTTTATTGGAATCATTTGAAATAAAGGTGTACCTTTTTCTATAACCCCTTCAAAACCTCTTTTAAGAAAAAATGAAAAGAATACAGGCAGTCCCCAAATATCGCTATCCACTATTCCAGATGGACTATAAAAGGGCAAGTCATATCTATTAAAAGGATGAGTTATTAAAAGAGAATACCCTGGAGGGGTTTCATAATACCAAAACATTTTCCATCCAAAGTGGATTGGATGGCATTCTTTTGGAATAGCAAAATCTACTAAAGGTCTGGTATCAATTAATGGAACTTCTGTTTTCCAAAATAAAGACGGCTTTTCATCTTTATCTAATACAACTTCAACATCTTCTGGCAATGTTTGAATGTATCCAGATGTCATAGCATCCATTAATGGATTACAAAGTTTAGTAGATACATCAGAGCCATCTTGACCTCGATCATTTACTGGATGTAAAAAACTTTTACTATGACTTGATCCATGACGATAACCTGCTAAATCTTTATACCAGTCTGGCAAAACTGAAAGCGCTTTTACTGGAGGAGTATTATATAAACTATTATTTGCATTGACTCCAGTTGGAGAAAATATTACTTTATTTACCATATTCTCTTTCTACTTTATCAATAATTTCTTTATTTTCAATAATTATATCACATATGGGTGTGTTAATTGGAATTACTCCGTAAATATAATCATTATATTTTTCTATATGGTCTCCTTCAGACTTAATTAAAAAATGAAACCAATCGCAATTCCAATCTTCATTCTGATTTAGTTTATAAAAATTTACCTTTGTATTTAAAATTTTAAATGGAGAATCTTCTATTTCTTTTATACTTAATGTTAAATTTTCATCAAAAATCCATGGTATGTAAAATTTATAACAAGCATTAAAATAACCTTGTAAATTACCAACAGATATTTCGGAAGGATAAAACTGTCTTTGCCATGTTTTGTCTAAAGCATATAATCCATCTCGCATTGGCTGAAACCATATTTCTGCATGTGTAAAATATCTTAAGTGTATTGTCTCGTTGTTTTTTATAATTTTTGGCCTTGGCCAAAACTCTTTGGCATAACCATTTATTGGTTTTAAAATATTATCATAGTAAAAACTATGAACAATGGGTTGTGATGATGCCCAAACCCCAGGCATAGTTATGTTTGCCTTTACTATTTCTGTAAAACTTTTATTTTCTGAATTAATCCAAAATTCGGATCCGATTCTGTTTTTGTTTACTAATCTCTTTATATCCATGACGTCACATTAAATAAATATTCTAACTACATGTTCGCATGGGTCTCCCCCTGCTTCCCATTCCTCTAACTCTTCTTCACCCATATACTGATATCCCCCATCGTGGGTGTGACAGTATGGATCGCTAATCCAGCCTCTTTCAATACCGTTTTGCAACCAAATACCAAATTCTTGTTCCTCTGGAGACAAATCTTCCATACCCATATGATTCATATATTTATTGTACTCCTAAATGCTTAGGATGTCAATAGGACCTTTGCAAGACGTGGAATGGGTAATAGCAGCATTTACTGCAAGTACCGCCCTTTTCCTTGCATCCTTTTGTTTTTGTGTTGAATACAATGAGCCTAATGCTAAATCTCCACCAGAACCCATTGCTAAATAATCTTGTTCGTATTGTGTTAACGACATATCGGCTGCATTATGCTCATATATTTTTCCACGCACACAGATAATCATTCCAAAATCTGATGACGTAGATGTATCTACCCACCAACCTTCATAAAAATTACGCAAGGCTTTCAAAAACTTACTATACATAAACTTATCAATACTTCCACGACCCTCAAATTGTGGAGGCACAAATAAATGCCTTATCCTATCTCCGTCCATTGATCCAGCGTATCCAAATAGGTAGCCTTCTTTTTTCCATATCTTAGGACTTGAAGATATATTTACTGTATTGTCATCTGAGATAGCACGATCACCAGCCATCCATATTTTATTATTTACTTTGTCACGAACGACTGCGATACAAGTCATTACATACCCTTCTGTGTTTAGTATTTAGTATAGCATTGAACTAAAAATGTGTCAACTACTTAATAGTTTGTCCACATTCTGGACATGTTTTAGGCTTCTTAGCAGTCTTATTAGGCTTTGAAGATTCATCAGATTTCTTTACTGCTGCCCCGCCAAACTTGGGACGACCAAAACCTACGATAGATATCATTATATTCTTTTTATTTTTTTTATAGGCACGGAGTTGCTTACAAACCTCTCCACCATTTCTCTGACTGCCCTTTTTATTGCTTGAAGTATTGCCCTCAATGCACCAAACAGTACCATCGCCATTATCTTCAATAACAATACCTACGTGAGAAATTCTATCGACACCGTCTGATGGGAAATCAAAATAGGCGATATCTCCTGGTTCTGGATCTGCTAAGTCTCCATCAATCCATGAGCCTGCTTTCTTAAATGCAGCAGCACCACTTGGAGTATAAACGGTATTGGGAACCTTTACGCCTGCCTCATTTGCACACCACATAACAAATGAACCACACCATGGTTGAAAATTGGCCTTAGCAAATTTACCATATTTAGTTTCATTATCTTTCGGACCTTCAATAGTTCCAACTTCACCCTTGGCTACTTCAATTAATTTTTCTGCTGTTCCCATTTCTGCCATGATTAATCCTTATCCCAATCAGTATCTACTGGCTGCTCTTCTGGCATAGCACCATCTGGTTTTTTAGCAAGTCTTGCTCTAACTTCATCAAGTTCTGCATCAAGTTTATCTTCTGCCATTCTAATTTCTGAGTCTACTTTTTTATTATCCACTTGTGCTTGCATAATATCTTTTGCTCCACTTTGCCCAATCAATAAACCAGCAAGTGTTCCTGTGATAAATGTCGCTACTGATCCCAACACATTGAAGAACATCTTGTCGTTTTCTGACTGTGCTCCAATTGGTTGGGTTACAAATATAAGAGCGTACAAAATTCCTAACGATGTCGCTAATAAAATTGTTCCAAGCGTTATGCCAAGAATAAACTTAAGTCGTGCGTCAAGATCCTGCGGTGTTAATCTTTCTTTTTTACTCATCCTGTTTTCCTATCAAGTCTTTTGTACAAGTTCCTGTAGCCTCACATATAGGTGGGTTACACTCCGCCTTTTCCCAGTTTGCTGGATCCTGGCAAGGATAGCGATAGTGACCGTCATACCCGCAGCCACCAAGGCCTAATACAAGTATACACGATAATAAAATATGAGGAATCTTCATATCTGTATTATACCAAGTTATTCTTTCTCTTCACGAAGCGGGATGGTGATAAGCCATAGGGCTATTGATATTAATGTGGCTACCCCCACTACCTGCTGGGCGGTACCTGTAAGGGTAAGCCAGGCGATAAAGAAGCCAAGGATGGTAAATACTTGGGCTATGCTCTCAATAATAGCAGCCTTAAACCACTTAAAGAGTCCTTTGACTACCTTCTTAATCATGTTCATATTATAACCTCCTTAGTGACATAACTGAACTAACAATATTTCCTACCAAAATAACAGGTATAACTACCTCTTGAACCTTTTCTCTTTGATCATCTGTCATATCTTTACCCCACTCTGATGGGTTTAAAACCTTAGATAAATCTATATCAGTCAATGCTGCTATTGGATTTTCTAAAAACTTGTCTGCTTGTATTTCTGTTACAGCATCTGCTAATGTATAAGGCATAGGAGCGTCTGCATTTTCTTGTGCCCTTTCAGCAAACTCAACAACGGCTGCTGCTACAGCAGGATTTTCTTTTGCTACTTCTGCAATAAGGGCAACTTCTTCTGCCTTAATGCCAAGATCTTCTGCCAACTCTTTCTTTGCCTCTGGATTTAATTCAGTCAAAAAGTTTGATACTGCTGACATTAATTTAGCATCATTAACGCTAATTAGTTTGTTTAACTTTTTAAGTTCTTCGTCAGAAATAGGGCTACCATCTGTGTTATCCTTATCTGGTGTTACTACAGGATCTTCATCAACAGGTTGCTCAGGTTCAGGCTCTGGGGTTGGATTTGTATCCGTTGGCTGAGGTGAAGGCTCTTCTAAAGGCTCTGGAGTTGGATCCGTCTCTTCGTTCTCCTTATCTGTGGTATCAGGGCTTGGAGTTGGATTGGGATCTTCTGGTTCAGTTTGCTCATCATCTGGCCAACGAGGATCCTCTGGAGTAACTATCTCTGGATCAACCTCAACATCAGGTTCAGGCAAATCTGGTTCTTCTGTAGAGTCAGGTGTTGGTGTAGGATCTGGCTCTGGGGTAACTTCTTCTACTGGCTCGTCACCATTAATAGAAGCAATAAGATTATTTAAGTCTGATATTTCATTAGCGAGTTGCGCTGCCTCTGCTACCTGCTCCTGCTGTTCTTCAGGCGTTATAGGGGCTTCTGTGGGCGTTGGAGAAGGTTCTGGAGATGGTTGTTGGGTAGGAGTAGGAGAAGGTTCTGGGATAGGCTCTGCAGCAAGTGTAGGGGCTGGATCAGAGGCTGATACCTGCGTAGCACCCCATTGCTCAAGAGACACGATAGAGCCATCATGCAATCGAACGCCTGTTCTAAGATTTTGATATTCTGGACCTTGATAACTATAGGACACTGCTATACCACCAGTATTAGTAATAGCCACTAATATATTTACTGTGCTTGGTTGTGCCCCATAGTTACCGAATGGAACCATGTTTAGGTTAATTTGAAATCCACCCTCTGAATAATATATATCCAAACCAGATGTACCGCTTGCTCCTGGAAACCAGTCCATTGAGTATAAGGAGATAGATGGCGTATTAGGATATGCCCAGTATGTGGGATCAGGTTGTCCAAATGTAATTACTGAATTAGTTGTAGCGTAAATGTTTTCATACTGTACCCCGTCAAAAGTCACGGTAGTTGCAATTGGTATTTGATAAGATATGTCGTCACCTGAACAAGTATCCATATGATTTACTGTAGGTTGTTCATCACCATTATATGCTGCTGCGATGGTTTGCGATTGAATATAGTTTACACAAGTAGCGTTAGCGTTTTCTGGAAGCCATAGGTTGAACCCAAAAGCCAATAAAGATGCTGTCAGTATTCGGGTTAATTTTTTAATAGTCCTTTCTTCCTCCAGATTAAATACAGGACTATTATAACATTTTATTTGAAATAAAAGAAAAAGGGAGCCAGTTTCCTGACTCCCCAATCTATTAATTTGTTAATTACTTAACAAGTGTAACTTTTGCAGAAGGGTTCTTCTTGTTCCACTTCTTAGCAAGATCATTGAATGCCTTCTTCATTGCAGCGATTGCAGCAGCATTATCTGCCTTAACCTTTGCAAGTTCAGCAGCATGTGCAGCAGTTGCATCAGCAAGAGCCTTATCTGCAGTAACCTTAGCGGTTACGGCATCAGCCTTCAACTTAGCAATTTCAGCAGCAGCAGTAATAGCAGCAGCATCGGCAGCAGCCTTTGCAGCAACTGCATCAGAGGCAGCCTTTGCTACAGCAGCAGCAAGAGCAGCATCTGCAGTTACCTTATCAGCAGCACGAGCAGCCTTTTCTGCAGCGAGTGCAGCATTAGCAGTAGCAAGTGCTCCAGCAAGATCAGATACTGTTACGATTGCAGTCTGAGAAGTTGTTGCCAACTTAATTGTTGGAACAGATGTTGGTGCAGTAATAGATGCTCCAACGGCAACGGTTCCAGCAGTTGCAGGAAGTGAGATCTCTGATGTGTAACGACCTGTTACAAGAGCATCAGCAGTTACTGTTCCAGCAGTTGCGCCACCGAGAGTAGTAACAGTTACTGTATCAGCAACAGCGTTGCCGAAAATATCTGCTACATCAAGAGTTGCAGTTACCTTGCCAGAAATATTTCCTGAAGCAGGGATTGACATCTTAAGATCGTATGCAGGACCTGCAACACCCTTAAGATAGATTGTTGTTGCTGCACCAGTTACAGAAACTGTAACAGCAGAAGCAGCAGTACTTGTTGTGTATGCATAAACAGTCGCTGTTGTTGAAGCAGGTGTGACTGTGATTGATGAGGATCCAGCAGATGCATTAACTGTTGAACCAATTGCAGATACGAGGCGTGTGTTCGCACCAACTGCAGTAAATGTTACTGGTGTTCCAGCAACGACAGTAGCAGTGATTAGAAGTGCTTCGTTGTTAGTAGCAGTTGAGGTATCTGCAACGCTTACTACGTTGTCAGATGGAACCTTAACTAGAAATGGTGAGGCTGCAGTACCTGCGCCAGAAACTTCAGTGGTTACGTCTACTGAAACGGTATTGGCACTTGCAGGTGTCACTACGAGTGTGCCCAGTGTCATGGCTGCAACCACGGCAAGAGCGATCTTCTTAAATGAATTCATTTTTCTCCTTTTATTATTCATTTTGGTTTATATTGTTTTTAGTCTATCCAAATAGTCTTTTATATCTTCTATTTGACTAGGTTTATATTGTATCACGTTCTCAGGGAGCGTGTCAACTCTACGAGGCTGTCCACGAAAAGTGTGAATGTCTACTTCAAGGTTTTGATCCCTTGGAGTATATGATATCGCACCAAAGATGGAACCGCAAACTGCGTCTGCAAGGTCCTTAGATTTCTTTCGTGGATGGTCTACTTTATCATTTTTCATAATCTTAAGTTCTGTTAATTCTTCAAATAGTAATTCAATGGCAGGCATGGCAAGCCTTTCTTCGTATATAAGCATAGCCATATCTTCATAATGTTTCTTTGCTACAGATACCGTCTCTGTTCTTATGCCTACCGCCTGTAGTTCATTTTGAATATCAAATGATTGCCAACGGTCAAATGTAACAAGTCCTATATTAAACCCAAGTCTGCGTAGATTTTGTATCCACTGTTTTACTTCAGATAAATTGACTGGTCCTTCTACCTTCGGCTCCCACCATGCCACCGCATCGACAACCACTACTGGCGATATCTGTTCATAATCTTTTATTACCTGCACATTAACCCACTTCTCAACATGTGAGATTGCTACCGCACATTTATCATGCTTTTGTGCAAGGTCAGCATGAACATAATAAATTTTGTCTGGATCTGGTTTAAAGTTTTCTTCAAATCTTCTGAATTGGTCAAGTGGATTTCTTATTGTCATACAAGAACGAACCTTGTCTGCCTGCTTAAAAAATGCATCTGATGCATATGTAGGAACACAAGCAAAGCGCATCATTGCATCTCCTAGGTCTGTCATGAAAGCAATCTTAAAATCATCTACTTTTCTAGTAGGATTTACTTCCCATGTAGGTCTTTTAAGGGCAAAAACTCCAGGATATTTATATGACTTAATATGATCTTCGTCCCAGGCTATATCAAACCAGTTATCCTTGTCATCTTCTGGTAATAGTGGGTTAATTATAAATCTATGTGTTCTTGATATTATTTCTTTATCAGCAATTACTGCTTCATACCGCTCAGAAATGAAGTCTCCGTTATAACGGGGGAATGAAAGAAGAACTACTTTTCCAAGATCAGGGAAACGAGAATCCACTGACCCACGGAATGCTTTATAAATATTATCGGCAGTTTTACCTTGTTCATTTCCTGTTGCAACCTCAGATGCAAAACCAGAAATCTCATCAAGAACTGCAAGCAAAAGATTTAGACCCTCATGTGATTCTCTTTCTGAATGTCCAGAGTAGACAGTAATTGATTTATCAAAGCCTATTGAGTCTACCTTTGCTTCATATTTACCAGCAAACCAAGGAGACTTTTCGATCTTAGTCTTAAAACCTTTAAAGAAAACATTCTTTGCTTGTTGTGCGTTAATAGCCACATTGATTAGGTCTATTGCATCTCCACTTGGTTTTCCGAAATATCTTGCAGGGTCTTTAAGACATAATAACTTATAGACAATATAAGCACAAGCAACAGTAGAGGTGAAGTCCTTCCCACTACCCTTCCCAAGTTGTAAAATGATTTCGTTTTTTGTGTATTTTTCATAATATCTTGCTCCTTCCTCTTCTCCCATAATGTTTTGTAAATCTTCTTTGCGATATATCTGACTCATTGCCTGGACTATATCGTATTGAATATCTGATAATCCTGGTTGTCCTAAATAATCTGGAGACTCAACAAATGTCTTTGCATCTACTGGAGTTTCTTCAAAATGGTTATCGGCAAGTGCCTCAAGAAAATCATTGAACATCGTGGACAATTGTAATCACTTCATCTTTTTTAGCAATATCAGAAAGCCTACGCATGATCTCATCACGTATTTGTGGATATTCAGAAGCAATATCACGAAGAATTCCCATAAGTATTTCTTGCTTCTTTTCTATCTGCAACATTTCTTCTGCTAACTCTTTATTTTCTAATAGACCTGCTTTTTGAAGCATATCAATTCTTTTAGACTCAATATCCATAACAAGTTTTATGGCTTGTGTCTTAGCGCCTAAATTATTAGTCAGGCTGGCTTCATCTATAACTTCGTATGATTTTGCAATTAATTTGTTATAGTGAGTATCAGCAATAGCAAGTGCTTCTTTTGCACGAGCACGAATAGCATCATTAGCAGATGCCATAACTTTCCATTCATTAATATGCTGAACTACACGATTTCTTGGAATTGCCAAATCTTTAGATATTTTGGTAGCATCATTACCCTTTAGATATTCTCCTACTACTGTATTAAGTTCATCAAGATGCTTGACTAAATCTTCTTCAGTTGACATGATTCTCTTTCATATAAAAATCATACACTTCTGTTGACCAAAAGGAATGATATGCGGTTCCATAATGTATTTTATCCCTTGCAACCAAATAAAACTTATCTTCTTTATTTTTCATATGATAATTCTGTATCCAGTCTGGTGAAGGCCATGTAGTCTTATAAATTGAATCTAGTTCTACTGCATTGCTATTTAAAAAATTTGCCATTGGAGGGGACCAGGAAAATATAAATAATTGTATGTTATTCATTTTACAAAATGTTTCTAGCATTAATAAATATTGATATATATATATAAATTTTTCATAAACAATTGCTGAGTCAATTGTGTTTTGAAAGGGCATAACAGAATGAAAATATTTATCTTTAAAATATTCAAAGTTTTCCATTTTGTTCAAAGATATTTTATCTTTCCATTCTGTTTCTGTTGAAACTATGTTTTCTATTACAGTATAAAATCTACAAACATCTGGCAAGTTTAAAAAAATTACATCTGGTTTAGAATAATTATTTATGTATCTGAAAATATCTGTTACAATCTGAAAAGTACTAATTGCTGGCATACTGATATTATAATAACCCGAAACTTTTTCTTTTTCTTTTATTTTATTATAAACTAAATAGGGCCATATTTCTTTAGAATAAAGACCTGTCCCATAGGTTACAGAGCATCCAGCAAATAATATATGTTTTCCATCATGCTCTTTTTTAAATTCATCAGATCTAAAATTTTGAGAATTCAAAGTCAGGGTATCAGGTTCATCAATATAATTAATAATCCATGGTTCATAATTCATATCGTCAGTGTCTAATTGATCAAATACAAAGGCATGATTCCTACTCGAAATAGATTTTAATTCTTTACCAAAAGCATTTAAAATTTTTACACGAGAAGAAACATTAAGATTCATACATCCAGCATAATTTGTTAAAAAAGTGTTTAGATTTTTTTTGTATGACATAATTATTGATTATGATCCTTTTTATACCAAGAATATGCTAATTCAGCCCAAGCATACTGATATGCAGTCCCCTCATGTATGCCATCTCTTGCGTTGATTGTAAAATTATCATTTTTATTTAACAATATGTACTCAGCCATTAAATCCTGAGTTAATTTTATATCATCTTTAGTCCTAGAAATGTTTTTAAATGAATCCAAGTCTGTTTGATCTAAAAACCAATTTGTGCTTAAGTTATGAGAGAATATATATAATTCTATATTATTTGCTTTACAAAATGTTTCTAGCATCATTAAATATTGATACACATATATAAATCTTTCAGCATGTATTAAGTGTTGCGTTTCTGGAGGCTTTCGTTCCCCTGCCCATACAGGTCTTGCTGCTATGTTATCATCTTCTGCATTTAGCGGAACTGTATGATGCCAACTAGGAAATGTTTTTAAAAAATTAAATTCTTTTGGAAAATGAAGAACACGATCTTTGTAAATAGGCATTGAGTAAAATCTTGATAAATTGGGTAAATTTATAAATATTGTATCTGGCTTTGAATAAGTATCAATATATTTAAAGATATCCGCAACAATTTCAAAAGTTCCTATTCCCGTAATTGCTAAATTATAATAACCAGAAACTTTTTCTTTTTCTTTTATTTTATTATAAACTATCCATGGCCAAATTTCATTATTGTAAAGTCCAACACCATAAGAATTTGAACATCCAGAAAACAATATGTGCTTTCCTTCATGTTCTTTTTTAAATTCATCAGATCTAAATAAAAGTGAATTAACCTGAAGGGGGTCTGGAGAATCTACATAATCTAAAATCCATGGTTGGTGTTCTGCTAGGTGCTCCAAAGTTTGATATGTTAGTCTATTTTGAGAAACGCTTCTAATCTCATCTATGCTTTTATTAAATGAAAATACTAGTTCTGGAAAAGAAAATCCTACTAAATTTTTATTGAGTGGATTTTCTACTCTTTCTCCGATGTTTACATCTACTTCAGGGATATTGTGATATTTTAAGGTTTTCATAATATTATTATATCACTCCCCGTTTTTTGCTTTTGCTATTTTTAATAATACTAAATATCCTATTAAGTCATCAATGTCGTTATCACCTGGGTAATCTGTACCCTTCATAAGCCTATTTAATTTATCATCAATACGGACATGGAGTTGCTCTCTTGGTCCCGCCTTTGAAAATATACGGACAGGATCTAGGGCTGAATTGCCGTAAGCGATATTTTTCTTAACAAGCATATGTGCAATTTCATGGCAGGTAGACAAAATTTCTTTACCTGCTTCTGTACCTACTGTCAATAAGGATAAGTCATCGCATTCAAAATGATCTCTATCTGGAAATACTGGTTCTAAACTCATCTTTTTGACTTCCTTAATCCAAATTTAGCAAGATATACATATATGGTTTCCACGCTTGCACCACACTCCTTTGCTATCTCTTGAGGAGTCTTCTTGTCTATAAAATATCTTTTACGAAGCCAAGACTCGTTAGTATATAGTTTAGCAGCCATGACTACTCCTTGTCAACCCCAATAGCCTTGTTCCAATTATTTATAGACCAATGCCCTATTCCACAGGCATCAGCAACATCATTATCATCAATTTTTTTATTATAAATAATATCCAATAACTTTATTGTTCTTTGTTTACGAAAATCTCTTTCATATGATTTATACCATGACTCTGATTTACCTGGATTAGAAGATCTTATCTTAAACTGTTCTTCTTTGGTTAATCTTTTATTTCCTAAATAATTTTGCCAAGTTATCGGAGATACCTTGCCTATTATTTTAATCCCTGCCAAGCCTGCTCCTCCTAAAATACCACCTTGAATTAAAGCAAGGTCTGCTGCAGTTTTTGGGGAATTCATAAATACAGTATGTTCAATAACAATAGCATCTATCAAATTATAATAATCAAATAATGCCTTAGATTTTTTACAAGCATCAGTTATTTTTTCATATATGTCATTACCTTCAAATGTAATTTTGCCATATCGATCTAAATTTTTATTTGAGTAAATAGCAAATGCAATATTGTTAGTGCTGGCATCAATAGAACATATTGTTTTGGGCAAATTATTCATTGAGTAGCCTTTTTATTTGCTTTAGTGTTTTATTAACTTCAGAAGGATTGATTAAGCAGTTATTGCACAAAGGCTCATCGTTATAAATTGATAAACTTGTTTTGCACATTTTGCAAATCCTAACCTTTCCTTTTCTTTTTTGTCTTCGTTGAAGAATATATCTTTGTGCTATTTTTTCTTTTGTTGCTTCAGTTCTACATATTTCTGAACAATATATTTGATAAGAAACACTTGCGCTAAATAATTTATCGCACCAGTTACAGTTCTTCATCTTTAAGCAACTCCAGAGGTTTAATTTTAATTACCCCTGTCTCTGCTTCAGCACATGCCTTTTGAATTGGACACACCTTACATATTTTAGAATTAGATCTGTATGGCTTCTGTGGAAGTTGCCGATCTTTCCAACTACTATATGTTTCTCGCATCCAATCAAATGCCTGGTCTACCCACCGACGGTAATGATCGTTTACTACTACTGGCAACGTCAATAACTCATGATTATTTTTATTTTCATAAATCATTACACCTTTGCCAATTTTCCAAACCTTCATATAAATAAGCAATTGCATAAGATGACCCATCTTAGGCTTTCTACTATTCTTTTTATATTCAAACCCTTCATTAGTAATTGTTTTGATTTCTCCAATTACACGTTCATCGTTAATACTAAGCATAACATCACCATATCCATCAAATGGCGGGTCTTCTGTTTTAACCCTAAACTCCATTGCTGGATGAGTTTGCTTATTATATTTTCTTGGAAGCGGATCCATCTCCATTGTCTCATCTAACAATCCCGATGACTCAATAGCCTCTTGAATTCTTCCATGACCAAGAGTTCCGTTTGTTCTGTTTGCTACGCCATACGCATCAGAGTTATCATAAAATACTGCCCCATCGAATGCTAGATACCAATATCTTGGACATTCCCCAGCACC